GCAATTGAAAGATTATATCTTAGAGATATAATTAATAAGTATTCTCTAGATGCCGATAGGTTTGATGAGGATGAAGTTGAACTAGGTAAGGAACTGTTGAAAGCAGATGCCGATAAACTTAGAAAGACGCTTGTTGACGAACAAAAAAACTTCATACAACCTGAAAGTAAGCCAGAGGATAATAGTGAGGCCGAGGCACAACAAACAGCATTTATTGAGTCTGTGAACACTAATAAGACTACAAGAGATCTTTTAGAGAATAAAAGAATCCTTGTGGATTATAATGATCAGTCTTTTTCATATGAAATAGAAAACCCAGAGCAATTGAAAGATATGGCGCTGGATTCAACTAAGTTTTTTGCTTTATTTCAAGATGAAAAAGGTATTATAGATTTTGATAAATGGTATAAAGTTGCTTCATACGCACTAGATCCAGAAACTTACAACCAGTCTTTGATATCGCATGGTGTTGGTTTGGGACAAGAAAAGGTTGTTAAAGACCTTAAAAACCCATCTAAGGTTACTAAGAGTAGCCCACAATATAAAGAACCAGCGACTGCGGTTGAGGGTATAATCGGTGAGATTATGCGAGGAGGCAATAATGTTAAAATAATTAAGTAAAACCTTTTAAATAAATAAAAATTATGTCAGTAAGTGCGGAATATATAAGTTCGTTATCCTTCCTAAATCATTCATTTGTACAAGGAAGAGAAATACTTTCATCTGTATTAGATATACAGAATGAAGAAGAATCATTCTTAGACGTAATGCAGGCTCTTGGTAAAATGAAACCAACTAGTCAGCCTGTATACCACGCCTTTGTAAATGAGGCATTGTATTCAAACAATGTTATAACTATCGGATCAACTGGTGGTTCTGGAACAGGAACACAATCAGGAATCGATATCGCTGCTTCAACAGGAGCAGGTAATGCAAGACCAGGAGACTTAGCAATGGGTGCGTCTGGAAATATCTATCAAGTAAAAGCAATTTCACAGGCTGGTAATACAGTAACTCTAGTACCAGTTGATGGTGCAGGTGTTGCTACAGACTATGATGCTGCATCTACTTTAGTAGTATTTTCTAATGCTCAAGGTGAAGGATCAGGATCTCCAAGTGCTATCAAGTATGGTATGACTAAGCAAGAAAATGGAGTGCAAATCTTTAAAAATTCTTACAGAATTTCTGACGTTGCAAAAGCAACTAAAGTAACTGTAGAGTATAAAGGTAAGCCTTACTTCATGTACAAAGGAGCATACGAAGCATTACAAAGATTTAGAGGAGATATCTCTAACTCATTAATGTTTGGTAAAAAATCTCCATTTGGATTTGCTGGAATTACTTCTGGTGCATTAAGTGATGCTGCTGGAAATGCAGTACAGACTACAAATGGTCTTAGAGAAGAGTTAAAATCAGGAGGAATCTTAAATTCAGGTTCACCTTATGGTTTTGACACGAATGTTCAAACTACAATGGAATCTTTAACTGCTGCACTAAACAGTGCAAGAGCGCCAAAAGATTACTGGATGTGGCTTGGAACAAGTGCTAATATCAAAATGGATAACTACCTAAACGGTTTAACTTCAGCAGGTTTAACGTCTGCAAGATTTAGCGTTGACGGAAAAGATATCGATTTAGGTGTTGATTCTTTTAAATTATACGGAAGAAAATTCAACAAAAAATCTTTATCAATTTTAAATCATGCTCAATTAGGTTCAACTGTAACTGGAAACGGTGCAGAAGTGTACTTAGTACCTTCAGGACAAATTAAAGTTGCTGGTGGCGGTGGATCACAAGATTACCTACAAGTTAGATACTTAGAAGGAGATGGAAACAACTTCTCTTTCAGAGAAACTTTAACTGGTGGACTTGCTCCAACACCTACAAGTGCTGATGCAATCTTAGACGTAAACTACGAGGCTATTTGTGGTCTTGAAGTTTTAGGAAAAGAACATTGTGCAATTGTAACAGGATTCTAATATACCTATTAAGAGAGGGGATTAACCTCCCCTCTTTTTTTTTAATTTAAAAACCAACAAAATGATAAAAACAAAAATTTTCAACAATATTAAAAATCCTCCTAAATTTAAAAGGGATGATATAAAAATATTCAAGTACTATGGATTAAAAGAAGATCCTTTAAATCCTGGAAAAGTTCAAATGCCTTTTATAGTAATTGCTCCAAACAAAGACAGGGTTTATGATCCTGAGATTGATGACTATGTAGATATTGCAGCAATTAGCAGTTTAGGAATTGAAGGTAAACCAAACTTTCACTCAATAGAGTTTACAAAACAGCAATCAGGCAGATTATTACTTCGTGGAAATAGATCTAAAGATAGAGATATTTTTCAATTTCTAACACTTTCAAATTACAACGCATCTAATCCAAACAGAGATACATCTGTACAGCCATTATTTGAATTAGTAAATCCAAAAGTAAAAGCAGAAAAAGCAAGAAAAACTAGATCTTTAAAAAGAGATGCTATGAATGTTGCTGCCGAATTAAGCGGTGCTGAAGTTAGAGAATTTATTAGTTCATTAGGTAAAGATGAAAAAAGAGATTTATCTGTATTAAGAGATGAGTTAGAAACTCTAGCAGAAAAAGATCCTAATCAATTTATTAAATTATCTAAAAATACAAACAAAACATATCAAGCCAATATTAAAAGGGCTTTAGATAAAAAAATAATTTCTTTCGATAGAGAATCAAACACTTTCTCTTGGACTTCAACTGGAGAAACAATAGTACAAGTTCCACGATCAAGCAAACTTGGACATTTAGAAGGCTTCACCAACTTTGTTTTGAGTAACAAAAATGGGGCATCTATTTACCAAGAAATCGTAAAATTGCTTAAATAAATATGTTGTTGGTTTGTTTTTAAATTGGTCGGTTGAAGTTTACTCCGAAGCCGACCATTTTATCAGAAGAAAATTATGAGTACATTTACAAATGGGACTGGTTCCGTAGACATTGATTTTAACCTTTTATTCGATTTAATTAGTACTCCAAAACTGGTTATATCGGACACAGGAACCTATTCTGCACAACAAAGCAACGTAAACATATCAATTAAAATAACTAGACCTGATGGTATTATTAGAAACTATCAAGAAGGTTCAGACATAACAGGAACTTCAGGAAGTCTACCTGTATTTAATTACATTCTTCCATTGTCTTCCGATGATGGAGAACCAATCAAAGGAACATATAAAGTAGAATATTCATTTACTGTTGGTAGTGCAGTTGCTGTTGTTCATACAAAATCTTTTGATTATCAATATTCTAAAATAAAACTTTCATTAGTAGAAGATATAGATGAATTTACTCCTGTAATAAAAGCAAAAGATACAACACCAGCATATGTTGTTACAGGTTTTATAACTAACTCTATAAGTAGAGTTTTTACAAGTAGCATATCTGCTTTATCAAAAACACTATTAACTGTAACTACAACAGGGACAACCTCTGCTGATAGACAATACAAGTTAGAAGAGACTAGTAATGATGGTTTTTATTATGACGCTGAATACACTGTAAATTTAAATGTTACCACTAATCATACACATAATACTTATTCTTGGGTGACCGTATCTGAGAAAGTAAGTAAGAGTATCACAATACATGCTTATCAAGTTCCTACAAAGGCTGAGATGATAGATTTATTTGATAACCTAAGAAATAAGGTAGAAACTTATAAAGGGTCTAACAAGGCTTTATATGATGTTAATGCAGAAAAGTATGAGTATGTGTTAGCAGGATTTAATCACTTAGTAAGTAGATTAGACGCAGGTGATTATGACGATGAAAATACTGATATACTTGTAGATATATTAGGTATATTGCGTAATAATGTAATTAGACCTCATACAAACTCACTATTAACATCTCAAGATGCTGGTGTTTACGCAACAGTAGCCTCTTGGAATGCTATATCAAACAAACCAGATTATAATCCATTCCAATCATGGACTCAAGATTATAGCGCAACAACATGGACTATTACACATAACCTAGGTAAATACCCAGCAGTTACTGTAGTAGACGATAATGGAAACATAATGTACGGTGATGTAACTTATACTAATCAAAATAGTATTTCAATTGCATTTACGTCAGAAGTAAACGGAAAAGTATACCTTAATTAATAAAATATTGCCATGGCTATAACCTATTTAAATAATATCTCACTAGATGACAATCAGTTAAAGAATTTCCTGATTGACAAAAAGACCACAACTCAAAGAGACGCAATGACTGCTGCGGCAGGACATGCTATCTATAACACAACAGTAAGTAAATTTCAGTTTTATGACGGAACTAACTGGCTAAACCTGCAAGACGAACTTGAAGTAGAAGAAGTTCAAGACATTGTAGGAGGAATGCTTGGTGGTACTGAGACTGGAGGAATTACTGTAACTTATGATGATCCTAACAACCATATTGATTTTGCTCTTGATAGTATAACAATAAACGGTCATGAAAAAAACTTAGGCCAAACATTAACTTTAGTTACTGATGATATTGCTGAAGACGCAAGTCCTACAAACTTATGGTATACAGACGCTAGAGCCAGAGCATCTGTTTCAGTAACTGACTCAGGAGGTGATGGATCTTTATCATATAATAATTCTACAGGAGTTATAACATACACTGGTCCAAGCGCATCTGAAGTAAGAGCGAATATTAGTGAAGGTACTGGTGTTACAATAACAAATGGACAAATAGCAATAGGTCAGGCGGTAGCAACAACAAGCGATGTAACATTTAATGATGTTACAGTTGATGGTACTCTTAACTCGGATGATA